CAATGCTTACCGCCCCATTTCTTGCGTCAATACCCCACTTGGTTCCGAGTGTTGACATTTCGTGCCCAGAAGGAATCAGCCCGTTAAAACAAGCGTCCAAAAAGGCCGCAAAGGTAATACCACTGCTCCGGTAGCTGGCCAGTCCCTGATATAAAAAATTAGGATAATTTGTTGTATCACCTAAGGTCTTGGCCGTTGATAGCCAGCCGACTCCGCGAACTGATCCAGATTGGTTGAATGTTAGTACAGTAGGGCGAGCAATACCAAGCCAGGTATTTTGTGTTTGCTGCCCAATAATTATAATAGACGCAAAACAGGGGCACCTAAATGGTGCGCTCGCATCATGCAATGCCTTTACGTCTGTAGTTGGCTTGGTTGATGCCGTTGTCCAGCTTGCCACCGTGTTTGTTTCCGGGAACTCGTCTAGAGCGCCGATTACGTTGGCGATGTGATCAAAGCTAACATCGTTCCAGTAAGGGCCATCGGCTAAACGATATTCAACCGTTTCCTCTGGGCTAAAAATTGCATTGGCGTATTCGGCGGCACGAAGAAACAAGACAGCACTTGCTGTTGACGTTGGAGGGTTATCAAACAGATCCGCGCCCGCTCGATTGGGCTCCCTGGTGAGGGTCCCGTTGATTCCACTGAAGTTGTAGGTTGAGCCATTAACGGCATTGTCGGGAACCACGTAAAGGACTGCAGCCCCAGCTCTACGAGTGACGACGCCTGCCTGCCTGGCCCAATAATTCAAGGCCGGTAGGGTAACAAGTTCCGGCCTGGTATTAAGGCTGGCATTAAGTTCAGTATCATTGGCGCCAGCGATCGTATTGCTACTGCGCAGCGCGGCGGCATCAGCCAGCACGCCGGTGCCGTAGCGGTTGGTTTGCATCGCTATCGACTCGCCACCCTCCAGGGCCACCACCCCGCTGACGTCCAGGGTGCCGGTGATGGTGAGGTTCTCGACCGCGAGGTCATTGAACTGGGTTGGCAGCGATTGATCGCCTTCGGCGCCGATTCCCTCGACCGCCACCACCTCTCCGGTGTCGGTGCTGACCAGCCCCTGGTTGGTGACCTCATAACCATCCTTGTTGATCCCCTTAACCTCCACCCGGCCGCCCTGCTCCGGGGCGAAGTTGGCATTGAACTCGTTGAGGGCACTCATCTGGCGGCGAGCGCGAGGCAAGGCTCGGGAGTAGTTCCAGAAGCCCACGCCGTTGAGGTTGTGACCCAGCAGCTGAATGAACGACGGCTGCCTGAACTCCAGTGCCCAGTTGGCGCGTTCGCTGGCAGCACCACCGCTGGGAGCCGTGGGGAAATGGGTGGCGTTTGCTGGATCCAGCTCACGGCTTGCCTCGGTGCGCGGCACCAGGGCGTTATGGGCAGCGGTGCTGGTGAACCCCAGCGCCAGCAGCAGCGCCAGGGCGCCCCGGTAGTCGGTGGCGCTGCGCAGTTGATCGCGCACGCTGCCGCTGGCGGTGTAGACGGTGCTCCAGTTGATCCCGCAGGTAGCGGTCTGATCGCTGGAAGCGTCGGTGTCGGTATCAAAAATCAGAACCGGTCCTTCCAGCGTGGTGGGGTCCTCGGCGTTGTAGGAGCTCTCCTGCTGGACATAGCTCTGCTGCCACTGGTCAGTATTTGGGGCACTGCCGCTGGCTATGAAGGTGCCCTTTGCGGTGTAGTGCTTAGCGCCGTACTTCACGGTCTGGCCTAGGCGGTAGAAGACCCCGGCGGTGTACACCTCATCCGGGCAGCTACGGCGGAGCGTGACCTCTGCCGAGAGCACCACACCGGCGCCTTCCGCCGGGATGGCGTTGGTTTGGGTGACGGCCAGCACCTCGGCGCCGCCAGGGGCTAGGGCACGGCTGATGCCACCGCCTCCAACACCAGGACGGGTCTGGATGATCGAATTGCGCAGCGGCACCCTTGCGGTGGTGGTGTTGGCCAGCTTGAGCGTCACCCGCCGCTGCGCCGTCGAGCGGGTATCAATGAGCCGACGAACGTAGACCCGGCGGCCGACGGCGAGAGAGACACCGCCATCAGTTCCGATCGCTTCACCAGTGCCGGCCTGGGCGGCTGCGGCAGTGATGGCAATGGCGGTGGGTGTGGCGCCGCTCCAGGCGTTCGCCGAGAGGGTTGCCCTCCAATCAACGCCGTTGGGGTTTTCGATCCAGATCAGGGTGCCCGCGGCCAGGCTGTAACCGGCAGCCGCCAGCACTGCCGGCACCGCCGGATCGGCGCCCACTGCCAGGGCTTCGGCCAGTGTGATGGTGCTGCCGGAGATGGCCGAGACAAGGCCCAGCGGGATGCGGCGGATGTTGCCGGTCTGATCGGCCACACTGCGGGCCACCCTGAGGCGCCGCAAGTTCCAGTTGCTATCCAAGGGCACGCTGTCGGTCTCGTAACCCTTGGCCACCGCAACGCAGCCGCCGAAATTGGAGGTGGAGTTGGAGAACTCCATCTGCGCGCCGCTGTCGGCGAAGTGGTGGCGCCCTGCACCAATGACGAAGATCGACACCAACTGGCCAAACGCACCGCGTATCAACGTGATGTGCCGGCTCATGCGGCGTGGCTTCATCCGCACGTCGTCGGATTCGCTGTCGATCAGCTCCTGGTAGTTAACCGGGGCCCGCCAGGCGCCGGAGCGGTAGATCTCCCAGCAGCTCAGGTCGCGTTGCTGGCTGATGCCGGTGAATTGCGCCGCCACCAGGCTCTTGAGGCCAGCCAGGCGTGCGCCGTCCCAGAACACGCCCGACATCCCCCACTCGGTCCGGAGGGAGCAGTTGTTGATGTACGGGCTCGCTCCCTTGACCGTGTCCCAAGCCTCGGATGGGTTGCCGCTGATCGGTCCCACCGTCTGCCATTCAGATAGCCGGGTGACCGCCAGGGTATTGGAGAGGTTGCCGCTGTTGCTGGCCCCGCCCATGGCGGTGCGCACCTTGGTGTAAAGCTGATCCAGATCCTCTTGGCTGGCGTTGTGAAAGCAGTCCAGCAGGTGGTGACTGCTGCTGGCACGGAACTGATCCCGGAATGTCAACCCGTAGACGTAGCTGGTTGATGTGATCTTGAGGATTGCTGCCCGGTTGCTGTAGTCGGCGGCCTCATCCGCCGCGGCCGGCACGTAGGCGGGGCGGACGGTGGTTTGCCGCAGCGACAGCGGCGCGCTCGCCGTGGCATAGCGGGGCAACACGATGCCGCCGCTGTTGGGGTTGAAGGCGATCAGGTGGTTGGGGGTCGGATCGAAGCCGGCCGCTGGCCATTCCGTCACCGGGATGGCGTAGCTGGAATTGCCAGGGTCGTTATAGAAAATGTGCGTCCCTGGGCTCAGCTCCACCGATGGGCAATCGACATTCGCCTCTTCTGAGTTTATCGTGAAGAAGTTCTTGCTCGTCATTGCAACGATCTCGATCGCTGCTCGGTTGATGGTGCGGAAGGGCCTCTTTTTGCTGTAGCCGCAGGTGAGCCGCTGATTTTCCAACCGTTTCAGCTTCGCGGCGATCTTGGCCTCATCGGTGGCCCCGCCGGGCTCCTCGAACCAGTTGTAGGAACCACCAACGAACCGATCGCTGCCGGTGTACGGGTTGATGTAGATCGTGAAGGGACTATTGAGCGGATCGGCCGGCTCGCTGTTGCCCGGGGCGATATTGGCGTTGCCTGCCATCTGCAGCAGGGCATCCACCACCGCAGCCAGCTGGTCCTTGGCGCGGAGCTGCCCGCCGGGTCCGAATGCGTTACGGATGCCGGTCAGGGCATTCGCAAGACTGATCCGGGCCATGTGCTGCTGCTGCTGCCGTCAGGCTAGGGCTGGCTCATTGCTGCCAATGGATGTTCCCGATCAGCGATGACGAAGCGGACGTCGCCGATCGAAGCGAACTGGCCACGGATCTTCTTGGTTTCGCCGGCCTGGGTGGAGAGGCGCACGTTGGTCAGGAGGATGTCCAGCTCATAGAAGAGGCACTCCTCACGGATGAAGCCGTGGCCGTTGGAGTGGCCCCGGGGCCCGTCGGCCACCAGCAGGCGGATGGTGCCGGTGCCCCCCTTCTTGGTGAGCATGTCGAGGCGGAGCATGGCGGAGCTGGGGCTGACGCCAGGGGCATAGATGTTGCTGATCTCTCCGGAGAAGCTCCCGGCTCCCCGCACCTGGCCGGCGAGCACGGCCCCAAAGGCCTCGCCGATCGCCCCCTGGTCGAGGGCGGTGGTGTCGGTCTCCACCTCCCAGCCAGATAGATCCGCCTGCCGCTTCCAGCCCCGCTCATCCGCCTCGGCCCCTGCGTCCCGGATCACAGGCGGCAGGGCCGGCACGATGTCCTCCAACGCCGCCTCAGCTTCCTCAGGGCGGGGGATGGTGAGGGCCAGGGCCAGCAGGGCCTCGGCATAGCCGGCGCGATCACTGGCCACGCTGAGGATGAGCCGATCGAATCCCACCAGGCGGAGGGGCAGGCGGCTGAGCTCGCCGCCGTTCACCGCACCCACCTCGAGGCTGTAGAAGGTGGCGCGCTCCAGGGCATCCTGGTGGATGTAGACGGTGGCCTGCTGGGTTAAGCCGACGGTGCCGGGGTGCTCCCAGAACGTGGCGTTGTCGTCCGGGCCCCAAAAGGGCGCATCGGCGCCGACGCGGTGGAGGGTGGCCGGCCCGCTGCTGGCGGCATCCCCCCAGAAGCTGTGGCCGTCGGGGCAGTTGGCGTAACCGGTGCCGAGCACATCGAACGGCACGCCCAAGGGAGCGGTGAGCAGCACCTGATCGCCGTTCAGGAAACAGGGCTCTTCCAGTCGTAACCGCACCACGCTGCCGGGGGCATCGAGCAGATCATCGGTGAGCACCACCGGCCGCGGCCAGCTGCGGCTGAGGGTGAGGGTGCCGATCTCGCCATCGATCGCCATGGCTCAGAACCGGCCGCTCATATCGCCTTGGACGGTGAGAGTCATCGTGCAGGAGATCAGCTCCCGCACCGGCACCGTGGCGCCGAGGGAGGCGCTGAGGACATTCATGGTGAAGTCGCCGCGTGTGGAGCCACGACGGGTCACGATCCGCAGGGTGTCGACGTCGTCGGTGTCGTCCCAGATGCTGTTCGCCATCGCGACCGCAGGGGCGTTGTCCGGGTCGTAGAGCAGGGTGCAGGTGATTTGCGATTCGCGCATCCCCTTGGTGCTGGTCGTGGCCACCTGTCCCACGCCGGTGGTGGGGAGGCTGTCGCGAGAGACGGAGACGCTGATGTTCGTGATCTTGCCCACCAGCGAGCCATTCCAGTACACGTCGCTCTGGGTGGTATTTCTGACTCCCATCCCTGATTCAGCTCATAGCCACATCAGAAGGCTAGGCAGGGGGATCGGGCCAGGGTCTAGGGGCTGTTCTGCAGCCGGGCCTGCAGCTGCACCGGCAGTGTGCAGCGGTGGCGGTAGGTGAGCGAGCTTCTGGGGGTGGGGGCGCCCTGGCCGAGGGGCCAGAACCAGCGCAGGCCGGCGCCGGTTGTGACCGATTCGATGAAGGTCTTGTCAGCTGCCGTCACCCCCGCAAACAGGATGCTGGGCAGCTCCAGCTCCAGCAGGCCGGAGTAGCTCTGATGGAAAGTGCGGAGGATCTCCGTTGCCTGTGAGGTGCGGATGTTCCCGAACTCCAGCTCCAGAGCCCCGTTGACAGCCACCGTGCCCCACAGCCGCTGATCCTCGATCCCGGCCTCCGACACCGCGCTGGTAATCGGGTGGCGGGGCATCACGAACGCGAATCTGGTCGGCTCGATGCTGGGGAAGAGGATCGCCATCAGCCGCGGATCACCCAGGCGGTGGGCTCATCCCAGTTTAGGGAAAGCAGCAAGCGGCCATCGGCTGCGGTTGGCATCAACACAGCCTCGATCTTCTGGCGGCCGTCATCGGTGGGGGTGACGCGCATCACCCGGTAGGTGCGCACCTGGGGGGGGGCGGTGCGGGTCCAGGCGCTGCCCAGCAGGTTGCCCCTGGTGCCGCCGCCGCTGACCACCAGCGACTGGATCGTGGGGCCCGGCGGGGTGGTGCCATCCCAGGCCAGCACCTCGTAATTCCCATCCTCCAGCGGTTCGGAGGCCACCAGGGTGCCATCGGGCATCACGGCACCATTGCTGTAGAGGTCTTCGAGCGTCTCGTCGTAGGCCACGGCGATGTGGTCTTCCGGCGCGATCGGCCGCAGCATGCCGGCATAGGTGGTCTCAAAGCTGATCGGATCGCCCACCAGCCGGCGCCAGCGGATCAGGTGCTTGGCCGCATCGATCAAATGCCAGCGGTTGGTGCAGCTGGCCTTCATGTCCAGCTGTTCCACCGGATCGCTGTCGCTGGCCGAGGCCTCGCGGATCGTGATCTCCCGCACGGTCGAGAACACACCGGGAGAAAGCAGGTCGTTGTTGCTGCGCTCTTCCCGATACAGCCCGCTAACCTGGATCGGTCGGCGCTGGTCGTCGTCGCTGGTGGTGCTCTGGAAAGTTCCCGGCTTGATGTTTGCAGCGGTGAACAGGTCCACGATCGGCACCGGATTGAAGCTCAGCGCAGGCTTGAAATAGAACTGTCCATTGAGCTCATAGAAGGCCAGCAGATGCAGCCCCGCCTGATCGGCCGCCCACTGCCGCAGGTTTTCCGGCTGAGGCAGGGTGCCATCGAAGAAGTAGCGTCGGTCTAAACACCACTGCGCCGACGCCAGGAAGCTGGCGGCATTGATCTGCTCGGCGCTCACGTCCTGCCCGGCGCCAAAGACAGGGCTCAGCGCCAGCCGGGTGAAGATGTCTGGCAGCAGATGGGTCGGTCCTTGGTTGGCCTCGATGTAGCGGGAACAAATGTGGCCGCCAATCACCTGCGCTGAGAGCTGGTTGACGCTCTGAAGCTCCAGGGCTGAGCGGATGTTCATGCCCACCCCGGCAATGCCGTCGTAGGTGGGTGTGGTGGCGTTGGTCTGGATGATGTTGATGTAGGCGATTTCGTGCTCAGGCCGTTGGCTGGCCGTGCTCTGGATCTCCTCGTAAACAAACGCCTCCGCCACCTTCCCCCAGGGGTCGGTCATTGCCGTGCCATCGGTCCAGCCAAGGCCCAGATCCTGTTCAGGCTCAATCGACTTCAGAGCGAAGCGATCGGCCGTTCTGGTGAAGGGTGCCTCGCCGGCATAGCGAACGGTGCAGGTGCCATCCACCACGGTCTGCAGGGTGGCCGTGCGGCTATCGAGCACCACCAGCTGACCAGCAGCGGTGCCCGAGCGGATCTCCCAGCCAGAAAGCGGTTCGAGCCGTACCTGTGCGCAACGGCTGCCAGCAGGGAGTTCTAGCTGCAAGCTGTTGTACTGCGCCTGCTGGGTCAGCCCGCGCACGCCGTAGATGGAGGGCAGCTCCACAAATGTGGCGGCACCCTCGGGCCGGTAGCTGATACGGATGAAGCTGTAGCGCTCTTCTACGAAACTTCTGGCGCCACCCTGATAGACAGCGATCCCGATCTTGCTGCCTGACCCCAGCGTCTGCCCTTCTCGTTCACCGCCGGCCAGGCGGTTGATCTCGGTCAGCGTTGGCGCTTGCCTGAGGTTGGCAAAGCCGCTGCCTCGAATGCCCACCGTGCTGCGCAGACCGATCTCGATCACCCTGGCCGGCTTGTTCAGCGTAAAATCAGCCACTGCGCAGCGATGGAGATGCCCCCGGCTGGTGCCGCTGGAATAGCGGGGTCCAGGGTCAACGACAGATGAAGTCCAGTCCCAGTTATTGGACACATCCACTCGGGCCGGATAGGCCGTTGTTCCTGTCGTGGATGGATTGATCTCTCCTGCTGATGAGACAGTGACAACACCAGCTTTGATGACGCGAAAGCGTGCTGTGATCGACTGTCCATTGCCGACCGGTTGATTGTCGGCATCAGACGAGAATGTTTCGTCCGCGGGGATGCGTTGCTGCAATACTGCCAAGCAACTACCACATTTATAGATTTCACCCAGCACCAAACCATCATCGATCGATCGTTGACGACCACTAATTGTTGCGGCTACATCGGTGCCAGTTTCGACGTGAAAGGCATCGCCACTGCCAATGTCGGTGTTGTTGCTATCAAACCGTAGTTTAGTGTTGGCATCCGTGCTGTTAGAGAGCAGATAATCAAACGTCTCGCCAGCGCTGAGGGTGATGTTTCCCGGTGTGCTGCCACTTGATGTCGCCACGACGCCACAACGACCCGACCACATCAGGCGGCCCTTCCACACGGCGCCTAGGGCCACCGGATCGTCTGCCGGATCGATCTTCTGGGCACCACTGGTGCCCTGGGGCTTTGTGGCAAATTGCCTGGTGGGGCGCAACTGTGGGTTGGTCCGCAACCCCAGGCCATTGCCCATGGTGGCGTAGAGGCCACAGGTCGTGGAGTTGCTGGGCCGGGAGGCTGCACAGGCGTCGGGACGGATGACGCCGCCGGTGCTGCGCACCTGAAAGACATCAGCGCCACCAGCGTTTTCCAGATTGCCGATGTCGTTGGCCGCCAGCCGACCGGCGATGCGGTCGCTGGATCGAATCCGTCCCCCGTTCAGGCGGCTGTAGAGGGTGACGCGAGCCGCGGCCTCATTGGCTTCAGCGCTGCCCAGGTCGTAGGAGAGCAAGAGGTTGTTGCCCAGCGCAAAACCGGCCGGATCAATCTCCGCCATTGGCCCTTCGCCGAGCACGTAGACGCCGCTGAACAGCTGCGAACCACCCAGGCTGGTCATCCGGGACCAGACCAGGCCAAGATCGACGCGGCAGCCGCCGTACCAACCCGCGGGCCTTCCGTTTCGGGCCGGCAGGTACTCCCGCCTGGCAAAGGTGATCGGAATCAGGCTGCCAAGCCTTGCTACCTCCTGCAGCGAATCGAAGCCAGGCCGGGGGGCGTAGCGGGCGCCATCAACGATGGTCTCGCCCTGTTGCTGGCTGCTGATGACCCGGCCGGGCTGCCCCTTGGGCGCCAGCAGGGCGGAAACGATGGTGTAACCGGCCGACAGGATGCTGACGGCCAGCGAGACCGCAGCCAGGGTGCCGGGATCGCAGGTGGCGATCGGTGGATTCCGCGTCAGCTCCGATGCCGCGGCCTGCTGACGTTCCAGCTGGTAGTGCAGCAGCTGGTCTTCGCTCCAGCCGAGCAGCTGCGCCAGGTAGGCATCACCTGGAAGGGGGCAGGGGTGTCGCGTCACAGGATCAAGATGGGCGCGGGAACGGTGACGGCTGACGGCAGGAAGCGAAACCAGCGGCGCACGCGGCAGGCGGCCAGCGGCCGCCAGTGCACGCCCTGCCCCTGACAAGTGGTGAGCACCCCTCCAGCCACGCACACCCCCAGGGCGATCGGGGCGCCGCCAGCCAGCAACGCCACATCCAGCGGCATGGCTCCGGGCACTGTGCTGCTGCCGGCGGCGAGCTCCTCGAGCAGCGGCTTCCAGCGGCCCCGGCCGGCGGCCTCATACCACTCGCGCTTGATCAGCGCCGGCCGGGGCGCGTCGTAGAGATCCAGCACGGCCATGGTGAGGCGCAGGCAGTCGGTGCCGCCATGGCGATCCGGATCCCCCCCCCACCGGTAGGGCAGCCCCAGATAGCGGGTCCAGGGTGCGGCCTGGTTGGCGTGCGGCATGGCCATCAGGTGAGGAAGATTTGGCCGGTGTCGGGCACCTGCCCCACCAGCGCCTCGGTCAGCCTTCGGCGCGGCGCATCGCCGCGGAGCGCATCCAGGGGAGACGTGAGGCTGACGGTGATGATCTCCCGCCGCTCGATCGGGCCCAGCCGCCATAGGTGCCCCGACAGCAGGCGCACGTCACTGCCGGCGGCAACATCGCAGAGGACGACATCGGCGCGGATCTTCCACTGGTTGGCACGGGCCTCGGCCAGCACGTTCAGGGCCAGCTGGTTGCGGTTGAGTACCAGCCGGCCCTGGGAGCGGTCACCGCCGCGAGCACCGGCCGAGTCCGAGATCCGGAAGGCCTGGAACACGTGGGAGCGGCCGTCATAGGTGCGGGTCTGGCCGGTGAACAGGTTTTGCCAGGCGTAGCCGGGCACCGGCACACCGGCGGCCTGGAAGCTGATGTAGGCGCAGATGGCGATCATCAGCGCATCCCCAGCGAGCGTTGAATCGAGGGGTTGTTCCGCATGCCGTCGTAGGCCGAATCCCGGCCGGCCTGGGCAGCGGCCGCCGCGGCCTCCCGCACCTGATCAACGGTGGCGTACTCCACGCCGTTGATCACCTGGGTCTGCAGGTTGAGCCGCACCGAGGCGGAGCGGGGCATGGCGGCCGCCGATCCGCCGGGGCTGCCGGTGCTGCCGGGGGCGCCACCGGGGCCAGCCTTGAGGAAGGGGATCCCACCAGCAAAGCCGGCCGCCTTGAACGGCACCCCAAGGCTGTCACCATCGGCCACGGCAGCCCCACCGCCTGGGGCCCGCTGGAAGGGGACGCCCAGGGCCTGGGTGAGGGCACGGTTGGAGTAGACCCGGCCGCCGTCTTTGTTGAACCGCACGATCTCGCTGCCCTTTTCACCCACCAGGTAGTCGAGGCCGTACTTCACATCTCCACCGCCGGCCAGGCCAGGGGTGAAGGCGCTGGAGAAATCTGGGATTCCGGTCAGGGCAGGGATGCCGAAGTCCAGGTTCATGGCACCGGAAAAGCCCCCAACACCACCAAGGAGCTTGCCCGCAATGGCGAAGGGGTTGGAGGCGAAGTTCGTCGCCGCGGCCCCGGTGCCGCCTTTGCCGGCCAGCGCCACCCCTGCCTGGCTCAGGTCCCAGGCCGCCTTACTGAGATCACCGCCAGCCTTTTGCAGCGCCAGGGCCTCGACATCCACCCCGGTGACGGTCTTAAAGATCCCTTTCTGCAACTCCGCCAGCAGGGGATTCAGCAGGGCGTCCATGGTGGCCTGCATCAGCCCTTGGCCCGCCTGCGCCAGGGCACTGGACACCGCCTGCTTCACGTCACCACCGTTCAACAGGGCCTGCATCGCGCCAGACAGGCTGCCGCTGATGCTGCCGCTCACCGCATCGCCAGCCGCCAGCCCCAGCTGGCCCTGGGGGGTCTTCATCACCTCGGCGGTCAACAGGGCCTTGCGCTGCTCGAAGTCGAACTGGGCCCGCTCCGCCAGCTGCTGCTCGGTGAGGTTCTCCTTCTCCAGGGCCTGGGCATCACCGATCGTCTTCTGGTATTCCCCGAAGTCCTTAAGGGCCTGGGCAACTTCCCCTTGAACCCGAGTGTTGTCCTGCAGTGCCTGCTGCAATCCCTGCTCTTGGTTGGCGGTGCTGGTTACCGGACCGCCGCTCACGCCCGCTGCAGCACCTCCACTGGCCTGGCTGGTCGCCCGGATTGCCGACGCAGGCACTGCGGCAGCCGCTGGGCGTCCTCCCGCCGCCATGCCCGCACGGATTGCCGCGCCTGGGTTGAAGTTCAGCTGGCCCTGAGCGTTCCTCAGCTCGTAATGCAGGTGGCTGTTGCCTCCGTCTGGTGTCACCCTCGCGATGAGCTGACCGGCCGCCACGCTCTGCCCCGCGGCAACCAGTGGATTCACGTGGCCATAAGTACCTTTCGACCCGTCCTGATACTTGATCACGACAGCACCACCAGCCTTGCCAAACCCCTTGGCGTAGGCCTGCTCAATCACTCCATTCATCCGCGCCGCCACCGGATCGTTGGGATCCGTCCCCAGATCCTGCCCGGCATGCAACCGGCCGCGGCCGTAGCCCACCCCCTCGTTCCAGTTCGGGCCGCCTTTCGTTCCGGGCAAGATGTTGGCCGTCGTCCCAGTCGGCGTTCCAGGCAGCCCCGGCACACTGCTGGCCCCCGCCACCTGCTGGCTCAGGGCATCCCGCTGCTTGCTTTGCCCCAGCCGGCCAAGATCGGCGACCAGCCGGGCTTTCTCGATCGCCAGAGCAACCTGCTGGCCTCGCAGCTGCAGCTCCTGAATCCGCACCTCGCTCTTCTCCCGCATCTGTTGCACCTCCAGCTGGCGGGCCTGCAGCTGGTGCTCCCGCTGCATCTGCTGCTCACGGGCGTCATAGAGGCGCTTCTGCACCTCGGCCGCCGTCTGCATTTCCGTCACGCCGGCCGCGGCCGCCGCAATCTGGGCCTCGATCACCGACGCCGTGCCGCCACCATTGCGGGCCCGGTCCTGGGCCGCCTGCACCTCCTCGAGCCGCTGCGCCGCTTGCACCTCGGCCTTGGCACGGGTGGCAGCCAGGTCGGCCCTGGCCTTCTCCAGCCGGCCCTGCTGATCCTGGAGCTTGAGCTGGCGGTTGATCTCTTCGGTTTGCGCTTCCAGCCTCTGCTTCTTCTCGTTCTGGATGTTGGTGGCCCGGGTGAGCTCGTTGGTGATCTTCTGCTCTGCGGCGCTGATCTGTGCCATCAGGGCCTGCTGCTCCCTGGTGTACTGCGCCGACTGGCCCTGAATGTCGAGCTGCTGCTCCTGCAGGCCCAGGCGCTGGGCCTCCAGGCCGTTGATGGTGCCCAGCTGCCTCTCGGCCTGGAAAGCCAGCTCCAGGGCTTTTCTGCTCCCGGCCACCTTGGCATTGTTCAAGGTCTGCTCCGCCGCCAGCTTGTTGAGCTGAGTGGTCATGGCCATCCATTCCGGGCTGCGGGGAGAGGTGTTACCCCTGGCTTTCAGAAATGCCTGGGTATCCGTTCGCACCCGCTCCCGCTCCGCTTCGGCCTCAGCCACCTGGATCTTGAGCTGCTCCTGCTGGATCTTGATCTGGGTCTGCTGGATCAGCATCTGCCGTTGCTGGAGCTCCCGCTCCGTCTGGAGGATCCCCCGCCGCTCGGCGATCGCTTCCTTCTCCTGCCGGAGCTTCACATCCGCCAGGCGAGTTTCGGCCGCGGCCTTGGCCTCGGGGGATGCCGCCACCTGCACCCCCAGCTCGTAGCTGCGGGCCAGCAGGGCGCGCCGGGCAGCCGCCACGGCGCTCATAGCCTCGGCCACCTCCCGCTGTTTGTTCATCAAGGTGAGGCCCTGCTCCAGGCTCTTGATCTCGTTCTGATAGGACTTCTGCTTGATGTCTGCCCATTCTTTGGAGATGGCCAGGGCTCGTGCCGATCCAACGCCGAGCCGTTGGTCTCTGGCCTCAATCCGATCCAGGGTTGCACCAGGCACCTGGAGGCTGCGCAGCTGCACCTCTTCCGTGAGGCCGCTCTGGAGCTTGTAGCGGTCCCGCATGTCGTTTTCGGCTGCCTGGATCTCCTCCTCGGACTTGCCGGTCAGCTTCATGTTTGCCCGCACGGCCGCCAGGTTTGTGTTGAGCACCATCGCCGCCCATTTCTGATTGAACGAATCGATGGCGCCGCTCACCTTGTCCAGGCCGGTGAACATTTGATCGAAGAAGCTCGACACCGCGGCGGTTTGCGTGTCGCCTCCCACGTTAAAAAGCGCCTTGATCGGGTTGATTACGGCTCCAATGGCCTCCGCCACTAGCCCCACCACGCGAGCGATCAGTTCACCTGTCCGCGCCACTGCGGTGAGGATTGGCATCAGGCCACCGCCCACCACGGCCGTGACCGTCCCGACCACATCCATGATGATCTGCCCGACCGAGGAGGCCGCCGCACCGATCGAGGTCAGGATCGACACCACCGGGCCGAAAAGCTTGAGCACCGGCCCCACCGCTTCCGCGATCGACTTGAAGAACCCGGTGAAGCTCTGCTGCAGGTTTTTGAAGGTGACCAGGATCGACTGCATCATCGTCGCCGTGTCCCGCTCCAGCGGCTGCCCCGCTTCCGAGGAAATCGCCTGGTTCACGTCGTCGAAGTTGGACTTCACGTTGGCCAGGCTCAACGCCAGCACCTTCTGCCCTTCGTAGAGCTTCTGCAGCTTCCCCATCAGGAAGTCGTAGTAGGTGCCCTGCGCCTGCTGCTGCCGAACGTCATCCCCGCTGATGCCCAGCTTCTTGGCCAGCATCGCGTCAGGCCCGATGTTGCCCATCATCAGGGCATT